AAGATTATATGTATTTGTGCTTGAAGTAGTTATAGCATCTAATTTTACATAATTTCCTACTTGTGGTTCTTTGCCTATATATGCCATTTTCTAACCCTCAACTTGGCTTAGTTGGTAAATTTATTTTTGACCAATCTAAATAATTATTTTTTGTTTTCTTATCATCTGAATATTGTGTTGGTAAATCACGCAATGCTTGGCGATAAGTTTTCCATTTATCATAATTTGACACAGAACCCTTATTTTCTAATTCTTTTGTCACAACCCAATCAGACTCTAAAAGCAACTTATCTCTTTCTCTTCTTAATTCATTTATTGCATATAAAGCAACTCTTTGTTCAGTTGTTAATTCACTCATACTCTTGAAACCCCCCAAACTAACGAATAAACTCTAGCATTGCCATTACCAGTATATGCACCACTATCAGCACCATCTACATTTATCATAACTTTACTAGTTGCACTTGCTTGATTTGTACCTCGCACACTACCTTGTGCATGAGATGTTTGGTTAGAAGCATATACCCATTGAGTTTCATACATTATACCATAGTGTCCAGCACTATCTGTTAAACCTTTTGCATTTGATATAAGTTGTTTTGTTACACAAATATGATTAGTTGCCAATCTAAATGCTACTCCTATAAAAGTAGCATCTCCTGAAAATGGAGTGTTAGTTGATCCTGCCGAACCTGCACCAGTTAGTTGACCTTGAAATGTTGGTGTATTTGTATTTTCACTTCTATAAGTAAAATAAAGGTGCATATTGCCATTAGATGTATTTAGAA